AGAACATCATGTCCTTGTTTCTCAAGCAGGTGTACAACTCTGTGTCCTATGAATCCACATCCACCTGTCACTAATACTCTCATAAAAAACCTAGGGGGTAAAATTTTGCCGGGATTTTTTTTCCGGAATCTGGTAAACTAAAAGTCAATTTTGCTCCAGTGTTTGTACAATGGATGATCTTTAGGTAGATCTGTGATGGGTGGTTCCTGATGGAACAAACAAACTGAAAACTCAGGTCTGTATTCAAAGCATGGTTTCATATCATTCTCCCAGTAATGTTTTGGAAGACAACCCTCACGGTAAGAGTAGAAAATCTTTGGAAAGAATGTTGGTTTGATACCTGATCTATGATACCATTTATCAGTTCCCACTATGTTCTTTACAATGGTTCTCCAATCAGACTCCCATCTTTCATAGATCCATCTGTTGTCTAACCATGTCATGATACTTGTATTGTACATGGGTTCATTAGGATTTGCAACCCTAAACTTGATGCCCTTCCATGTTGCTCTGATCACTGCCCAATCTTCTTTCGATTCAAAGATCGGAGACAGATCTCCTTGTATGATTAGATCTATATCAAAGTAAAACTTACGTTCATATCTCAACAACTCATCTCTACCAAATATTTCTACCTTATTCCAAGTTGGCCACCACCCTTCACTTACTCGTGGTTGCATATCATATGTGTAAATGTCTGGATGTATTCCTGTAGGATCATCAGTGAAACAGAGAACATCATCATCTGTCTGCTCTCGTATTGCTTTGTATAGATTGTTTACGTACTCATGTGAATATAACTTGCCTATCTTAAGACAAATCACACAGTTCTGGGAAAACTTTTTTGTAGTCTGTTTTGTTGACATGATCAATTGCTTCAGTGTATTCCAAGAAATTATTCCATCTCTCTTCCCAATCAGGGATGTCCTCTCTCAATGCTTGGCATAAGAACTCTAAATTAGTTCCCTCATACTTGTCTGCCAATCTTTTTCTGATGTTAGGATGGAGAGCATCAACCCTACAAACCTGTGGATTGACTACGTTGTTGAATTTGTATGGTATATTGCATTTGATACACCAGTCTACAAGTTTATCTAGTTGCAAAACTGACAGTGATGATAGAGTAATTCCTGCTTGAAATAAAGATAGATGAGGAGTAAACTCCTTGATGTTGTCTATAATTTTACCCCAGTCAGAATTGTTTCTCATGTAATCATTATACTTTCCATATCCCTCGACTGACCAACTGATTTCTACCTCATTGAAATGCTTGAAGTAATCTGTAATCTTCTTCTCATTCCAATGTAGAGTTGTCATGTTAGAGATGTATATAATCTTGATATTCTTTGACTCACCCGACTCAATCAACATGTCCAATAACTTATAGTGTGATGGCATGACAAATGGTTCACCACCTATGATTGTGAATGATCTAATCTTAGGTGATAATTTTTTGAATGATTGTAATTGTATGTCAAAGAGTTCTGGATTATCAATCGCCAAATCATATCCTATCTCACCCTCATTGAAATTATCAACGTGATCCATACCCAAAAAGTCTCTGACCTTTGGATTGTATTCTACTAATTTCTTTGCTTGTATCTGTCTACTACTAGAGTTCTTTATATTACACATGAAGCATGTAAGATTACATGCATTACCCCATATCCTCATCTTGATATCAATCACTCTACCAAGAGGAACTCTCTCTAATGGTTTTCTTGGCGACTCTAATCCTGATTCTTCAGCAGCAATACAATTTCTACAAACATCTCTCACAAGAGGAGTCAGTGGATCGGGTTTCATCATGTCCCGTCTCAATTGACTCATCGGTTCACTCTTGAAAAATTCGTACGCTCCTTCTTTTAGATGCACCGCTTTGAATGATGCATTCTTCTCAGACTTATATGGATGATCACAAACTGTATAACAACATGGCATCATCATGTGATATGAATCACTAAACAGATGCATGAATGGAAACTTGCAGTAAACTCCTGCCATTTAGATGGTAAACTTCGCTTTAGATGTTCTCTTCAAATAATTTAGGTTGATAGCATTACACTTCAACTTTTCTTTCAATGGTTTAGATATAAGTTTGTTGACATTATCAATCTCTATACTATTCTCCTCACAGTAATGGCAAATTGCTTCTATGTAATTCATAGATTCATTTTCTTTGACAAGTTTCTCGATCTCCATGGCAAACTTCTCTGAACAGAGAAAGTTCTTCTTGATCATTTCTTTGACTTCACTTTTGGATTTCATTTAGTTTTTCCTCGACAAATAGTTGGATGTACTGGACAAGTTTTCTCATATATTTCATCTTATCATACTCTTCGTAAACTTTCACCTCTCCGTTAGTGCATGTCATAAGAATGACAAGTTTCTTGACGGGGATGTCTGTGATCTCATAGAACATACAAGCATATGCTGCTGCCTGTACAAAATAGTTCTCGATCCATTCAACAGGTTTAGGTTTCTCTGCAGTTTTGAAGTCAATGATCGCAAGTTCTCCCTTGTATTCTGCAATACAATCAACTGTCCCTGCTACTCCTAATTCCCTACTGAATAAAGATTTCTCTAATGCATAGATGTTATTTATATTTCTCAATTCTTTTTTCGCTTGAGTGAATAACATCTTAGTGCTAGGGTTGTCTAGTACGACCTCTTCATTGAGTAAGAAGTGCTCTATCAACTCGTGTGTTTTTGTGCCACGATTGGTTGCCTTCTTTGTGATTCGGTTTGCTTCCTCCTCACCAACTCTCGCTCTCCATTTCTTGAAGATCTCTCGATTCCAATATGATGTGACGGAAGTGATGGATACCATCGGTCTTTCATCAACAGAATAATATCGAACACCATCGATAGTCTTCCTTGATAGTGCAGGAAGATCACACTCTACATGATTAAACATCAATACTCAATGCTAGTTTGTTGAGAATATAACTCTTGACTAAACCTGATCTTACTATGTCTTCAATACCAAATTCAATACAATCAAACTCAGGCATTGCTGCAAGTATTTTCATGAAGTCAAGGATACCATTCTTCTCATTTGTTTTTACTAAGTCGGTTTGTGCAGCATCACCACAGAAGTGGATCTTACAGTTCTCTCCTACTCTTGTTATTATACTATCTAACTCGTGGAAATTCAAGTTCTGACACTCATCCACTATCATGATACAATCATCGAGTGTTGTGCCTCTGACAAAACTGGTTGACCAGAACTTGACACTCTCCTGTGTCTTGAGATTACCCCACAACATTTCAAAGTCATTATCTGTAGGTAACTCAAACATATACTTGACCATATTCTTGTATGGTATCTGATATAGAGATGACTTATCGTCATGATCTCCGGGAAGGAAACCAATCTCTCTTGTAGAAACCAGAGATCTTACTATTACAAGTCTGTTATATGGTGTAATAGGATCGAGGACTTCCTTGAGGGCATGATATAAAACCACAAAAGTTTTACCAGTTCCTGCCACTCCGTACGTGTATACATTCTTACCTTCATTGAGTGATGCAAATAGTTTTTTCTGATTCTCGGTCAATGCCTCGATCGGAATCATCATGTCAGCATTGTAGGGTTTCTTCCTCCTAATCTGTTTGGCAGTCATACCTACCCCAACTTGATTGGAAGTCTTCTTCTTTCTAGCAGGCATTAGAAATGTGTAGTCTTTTGAGGTTTTACTTTTGAACCGGGCATCGACCCAACTCTTGAGAGGACTTCATTCCATCCTCCATCTGTTCTACTATACACATCTCCTACAGCACTGACGGTTCCACCTGTGCCTTGTGACCAGTCCTTATCCCAGTCGGGGTTGTCCTTTCTCCACTGATCATATGCTTTCATAGACATCATGATCTCTTTGGTTTCGCCAGTCTTCAAATTTTTTACAGGGTATGTTGGCATGTTAGTAAGATTTTATTTTGGGATTGTGGTGAAGTATATATGCTGCTCCGATAGCAGTTCCTCCATCGAAAGCAATCGGGTCAACATAGAAATTCAAATCAGGAAATTCCTTCAATAGTTTATAGTTTACCACAACATTGAGAAAACATCCACCTGTCAACACAATGTTATTACATTTTGCTGATGCTATCTTGACCAACTCCACTGCTCTTTCTTCCCAGTCATGTTGTATGGTAGCAGCAGCGTTCTCATTGGATGAATTTAGGTATGGTCCGTCAACATATTGTCCATACGGTGCTAGACCCATGACTTTTCCTGCTTCTTCTCTACCCCATACACATTTCTCTGACACCAGATCGAATTGTAATCCTATACCATAATCATCTTCAGTATTATATCTCTTATGCAATACCTTCCAATGGAATCTTCTCCCTCGCTTGGCATGAAAGATGGTTTCACACTCATCTCCCTCCTTGAAGTTAGATCCACTTGAGTCAACCACAATGACTGCTGCTTCATCAAACTCTGAATTATAGAAACCACATGCAGCATGAGTCAGATGATGTCTGTCTCTGAAATCATGTGTCTCAGCATGCTTGAATTTTCTTTTGAGTGTTGCTATGTTCTTTGAAGATATAAGAGTCTTCTTCTTATGCTGATCCCAACAGGCATCACTTATAGCAATCTTATCCACATCCTTTACGAGACTAAAGAGTTTGGTACAATTATAATCTCTTTTCTTTCTCGTAAGTCTTTCTGCTTCCAAGTACAATTCTATCTCACCATCGTTGAGTAGACAAATAGAACCATTGTTAGATAAGTTTACTCCTAAGATTCTCATATCAATCTCCTAGTGATGAACTCTTATACATTCTTTTTGCTTCGGGAAACCATAATACATGTATGTCAGACTGCTTCCATGTATCTATAGCATCTTGTGGTGTTTCAACTAAAGGTTGACCGGCAAGATTGAATGATGTATTCAGTACCATAGGAACTTTAGTGTACTTATAGAACTCTTCTATAACTTCATACAAGTGTGGTATATCTTTCCCTACGGTTTGAACTCTACATGTATCATCTATATGTACGACTCCGGGTATCAAGTCCTTCTTATTCTTTCTTGTCTGCACTGCATATGACATTGTAGGGGACTCATCCAGTCTAGACATGTCAAACCATTCATTTGCATGTTCCTTCAGCACAGCAGCAGCAAAGGGTCGGAAACGTTCCCTCTTCTTTACCTTGTTTACTGTTTCCTTAGTATTGATATCTCTTGGGTCATATAATATACTTCGATTTCCTAGTGCTCTAGGACCTGCTTCTGATCTACCATTGTATACCGCTATAATTTCATCTTGCATAATGAATGTAGCGATCTCCTGTGGTGTAACTCTTATCGCTTCTTCATCATTATATAAAAAACTCAGATCATGAGTCGGTCCTAGAAATAGATTTACCATTCAAGTGCTTCAGATACAACAGGAAATTCTTTTTTGAATACATCTTTACATGATTCAGCAATCTCCATGTGCTCCTTCTGAGTGCCATGTGCCGATCGTAAGTTGATGTAATGTATCCAAGATCTTACTGATCCTGTCATATATATCCGAGTCGGAGTGCATAATGGTAGAACCATTCTTGCACACTCTTTGGCAACTCCTTCTTCGATCATCTGTTTGTAAAGACTTTCAGCAGAACTAAACAGAGTAATCATCTGACGGTTGAGTTTGTCAACAACCTTTTCGTCTAGATCATCTATACTATTCTGTCTATTCTTTACGTCTTGTCTTCTTAGTTCTGGTAGTTGTATCTCTCCGAGTTCATGACTCTGTGCATATCTTTGAGAGAACTCTTGGAATGTAAAACTACGGTGTCGTAGAATTTGTGCTGCGATAGCACGAGTAGTTTCAATCTCAAGTGTCATGTGTGCTTGCTCAAACACAGACCAATGCTGATGCTTGATACAGTATGCTAGTAGACCAGAAAAGTTTTCATTGTCCTGATTGTTTGGGTTAGATACTCTGGCAACAAATGCCATGTTCTTTTCAGCATCAGGAGTTACTGTTATCAGTTGTACTTTCATTTGTTTTTAGTGACTTCACAGACTTGTTTGCCTTGATTTCCTTCTTTGCTTCTTTCAAAGCATTCTTCATATAGTATACCTCAGATTTGGAATAAAGGTGTCTGTGTTTTAGTGCTTCTTTAATTAGTTTAGCAGTTTTTTTGAGTGTATTCATATATTATGGCGGATAAAAAAGGGGTGTCAAGCACCCCCAGAAAAAGATATTTAGTTGTGGTTACACAGCGTATGCAAACCTAGGTAGATAAACAACGCTTGAAAATACGAGTGCTAAAAAACAGAGTTGAACAAATAACTTTGTCATATATGGGTAAAAATACTTATATTATTATATAGGTATTTATACCTTTTAGCAACTATTTTGCAACCTTGAGTCCACGATACATTAGTTCGTGTCTCTGACGCTTTGCTGCTTCTGCAAGCACTTTAGCGTTGTATTCTTTTGAGTCGTACTCGACTCCTCTGTAAGTGACTTTTGCCATTGTGTTTCTCCTTAGTAGTTGGGATTTTTGCCCCGTTCCTTCGGTCAACTTTTGCGTCCCAAGTGGGATGAACGATCCGTTCCGAGTCTTGACTTACTTGCGTCAGGGTTTCCCCTGATGAACGTAATGGTATCATACCATACCAAATAGTATTTATGCAAGTGATCCCTCACAATTCTGTAACATACTGTTACTTATTTCTCTTTTTCTTGGGGGGTGGTGTAGAGGGATCTACCCATCTTTTAGGATCAACTAGACCTCCTGCCTGAGTCATGTTGATAAACTTACTACTCTTATCATAATAGTAATCGAATATGTCAACCGACTTGTCACCTATAGCGATATCAAAGAAGTGATCTTCTCCTTCTTTATACTCTATGAGGTAAGCATTGTATGGGAGTTTTGGATTGTCTGCTGCCTTCTTGTCACACTTCTCGTGAAGTACCTTGACCATCAGACATCTCTCCAATGTATCTCATCGTAGACTTCTTCTACTAGATTTCTAGTGATTCTGTATTTTGATTGAAGTTTCTTATCTTTGACTAACAATAATAATTCTGCTTCAGATTCATGTAAACTTTCAAGTAATTGAATGAACATGGTTTCTCTTTTCATCTGTGACAAAGAATCATTGCCACCTCTGATGAAATTGTATAAGGTTCTCCACTCATGGACTAAACGTGTATGTCCACCTGAGTTGATGGGTGCTTCATTCTTTTTGTAAGGTACATCTCCTTCGGGAATAGCACTTCTGATTTCCTTATCAAAGTTCCAAATCAATAATGCTTTTACATCATCTCTTTTGTTCTCTCCAAGGATCTTAGACTTCAAGGTCTTGTTTTTGGCACCATGCACTGCTTTGAACAGTTCTGATACCAATGGATTTGGAGGTAATTTTGCCATAATTAATCTTCAAGTTCAGTAGATTCGTCCCCTTCGATACGGAATGAAATGATTTCGTCAGGGACTAATTGTCCATTTTCATCAAACATTTCTGGGTGATATGTGTATGCTTGATGGTTGTTGTCTTGTATATAGGTGCGTAGAATATACCCTACAAGAAACCCTACAGTAAGGGTGAGAATGCCTGTGAATACACCGATTGTTATGAGTGCTGCTTCCATGTGTTTTCTCCTAGTAAGGTTTTCAATTGGGAGACTGGTATGTCTCCTCATCAAGAGTTCTACACCCTTATTTATTTCTCCTAGATCAATTTCTTTTCTTGGAGGTGTCTTAGTGTTTCCTTGCATCCACCTATGTGTTTGTTGTCAAGTTGAACTTGTGGAAAGGTAGCACCCTCCTCAAATTCCTCATAGAACTGGTGACGAGTAAAGTCTTTGTCCAGTTTGTACTCTAAGTATTCAATTTTGGTGGCAGCAAAGAGTTGTCTAACTCTCTCACACCACTGACAGTTGTCTTTTGACCAAAGGACCGCTTTCATAATTGCTTATAAAATCCTATTTACATTACCTGCAACCAC